GTAAGCCCGTTGGTAAATCAGACGAGAGCGACCATGCGTTCCAACGCGAAAGCAAAGGGTACGGGTTGGGGTATTATCGACATTGCCGCACTCTCCGCGATTCAAATGTTGATTCTCGTGGAATTTGCCAACAACAATGTGCAGTCTGTCATTGGGCGCGGCTACTGCGACAGTAACAGCTCTGCTCTCAGCACAGGTACTTGTAACAATGTCAGTGGTCTCACGGGCAGACCTGCCGGAACAGACGGCAAGGTTGATGTGGTTTGGCGCGGTATCGAGGGTCTGTGGGGTAATGTGTGGGAATGGGTCGATGGTGTCAACTGGAACAACGGTACTTACTATGTGTGTAATGACCCGTCCAAGTACGCAGACGATACCACTACGAACTACACCGCCCTCTCCTTTAAGGGAGCAACCAACTGGTCTTCCAGTTATATCACGCAGGAGGGTCTTGACACTGGCAGTAATCCTCATGTCATGCTCCCGTCTGCCGCAGGTAGCGGAAGTGAAACGACCTATGATTGTGACGCTTGTTGGTCTTCTACAGGTTGGCGCGTCTTCCGTCGCGGCGGTGCTTGGGGCAATGGCTCGAAATGTGGTCTCTTTACGGCTTATTTGGACGATGGCTCGTCCTACTCGAGCTCGAGCGTTGGGTCGCGCCTGCTTTATATCCCCTCCTAAGGGGGTGCGGGGGATTTTCTCCCCCGCATAAGTGGGTCGATACAAAACAGATAGAACTTTATAAGGCGAACAGTAAAAGCGCGTCTTCCAACACGGCGGTAATTGGAACAATGGCTCGAAATGTGGTCTCTTTACGGCTAATTTGAACAATGACTCGTCCAACTCGAACTCGAACATTGGGTCGCGCCTACTTTTGTTATACAGCACAAACCTATACAAGATACTGTCTCGCCGTACCCATTGGTAAAAAATAGTTTGGAGGGATAGGGTTAGTAAGTCTCTTGAAACCCCTATAAGAAACAAAAGCAATGAAAAGAATTGGCTTTCTACACGAACAGATAGTTTCAGAAGAAAATTGCAGACTGGCTATCATCAATGCCGCAAAGCATAAGAAAAAGCGCAGAAATGTTCAAAAAGTCATGGATAATTTGGACTTCTACGCGAAAGACCTGTCTGAGCGGTTGGTTCGTTTGGATTTCACCTCACCGTATCGGACTCGTATCATAAAGGACGGTCTGTCGGGGAAAGAGAGGGAGTTACAGATTCCCGCGTTCTATCCCGACCAATGCGCTCACCATGCTATTGTGCAGGTGCTACAGCCGCTCATTATGAAATCCTCCTATTATTGGAGCTGTGCCAATATCCCAAACAGGGGGATTGACCGTGCCGCAAAAGGAGTGGAACGAGCTACCATGCGAGACATCAAACACGCAAAATACTGTGTGAAGATGGACATTCACAAGTTCTATCCGTCAATCCCGCACGACAAGCTCAAGGAACATTTACAGCGGAAAATCAAGGACAAAAAGGCACTTGGTATTATCCATTTGGTAATCGACTCGTACCATAGCTCTCCCGGACACGGTATACCTATCGGGAATTATACCTCGCCGTGGCTTGCGGAGTTTTATCTACAGTCGTTGGATTACTTCATCAAGCAAACCCTCGGTATACGCTATTATGTCCGCTACGCCGATGATTTAGTCTTAATTGACAATAACAAACGGAAGCTCCGAAAAGCAATGTACGCGGTCATGGAGTTTGTAGGAAAACTCGGCTTGGAGATAAAGCACGATTACCAGTTATTTCGTATTCAACGAAACTGCAAAAGCAGACAGCACCGTAGAGGGCGAAAGATTGACTTTGTAGGTCGCTGTTTCGGTATCAGAACCACGACCATACGAAAAAGACGCGCTCTTGCGCTTATGCGGCAAAGCCGCCACATTCAGAAAATCCAAAAGCGAAACGGGGTCGTATCATTCCGTATGGCGGCGGGTTTCCTGTCGCGGTGTTCCTGTTTCAAGCATACTGACTCGCTCGGTATGAAAAAGAAATATTGCGATACAGTTAAAATCAGAAAATTAAAGGAGGTAGTCAGAAATGAGAGTAAAAGGAAATGTCTCTCCCGTAACCCTGTCGATGGAGTCTTACCTGCCGTTGGAGGGGTATGTAGAGGTCAGACTGCGTG